TCTTGAATTATAATAACATGGAATATATACGTTATCCTCATCAATCTTACCATTGCAATCATGGCAGAAATCATTTGTGGCATTATTGATAACAGGTAGAATGCGATACACATGCTTATAATGATTAACTAAATAACTACTCACTGAACCACCTCCACTATTTAAACTTCACTTCATATTCAATAATTGGCTCAGCGACATAGCATGACAGAGCGCATGATACCTCGACAGCTTTCTTAGGAGAATGATTTAAATATAATGCTGCGTTTGCAAAATCCATCCCAGCGCCAATGGCTTCATAATTCTTAATGCGATAAACAAGCAGTCCGCTTATGTAAAATGCTTTTTCATCAAACACAAGAATATACGCATTCTCAATATCGCCGTCTGCACCAAATGTTTTCTTCCACTTTGAGAACTCTGCGACAAAACCGAGAACGTCTTTCTCTGTTGCGCTCAATGGCTTATGCGTTTCTGCATAGAGCCACATTAGACTGCCTTCGTCAGCATTGCCAACTGTGCCGATAATCATATCGTTTACTTTACAAAGCTTTGTAAAATTGCCATCTGTCTTCTTGGAAGAGCCGTAGCAGACAATGGAGTCTGCTGCGACTTTAATTTTATCATCATATACTTTTACCGCGACTACGCTCATATAAACACCTACAGATAATCCCCGATAGACCAACCACTTAGTACACCGTTGCCAATAAGATACATCATAAACATATCCACAGATTCTTTTACCTCAAGAGCAGGTGCAAACTTTGGGTTATGTTCAAGTATGCTCTGATAATCATATGGCTGAAGAAATTCTTCATCCAATACGTCAATTCTTAAATCTTCTGGATTGTCTTTTGGAATTATGACGCTGAATGTTATTGTCGGATATTTATGTACGTGCTTACATAGACACCACGACCCCGTACCTAAGTCTGTGAAGCCAAGTCTATGCATTTCATCATCGGAAAGAATATGCGCTTTTACATTTGCATTCAATCCATGTTTATTAACAGGTACTTTACGAAACATGCAACGCGCCTTTCCAATTGGGCGAAAGCATTCACATGCGTTTAAGTCTTTATCAATATCATCATACTTGACCTCACAAGGGATCGCCCAGTCATTCCAGCCAAGGTAGTGTTTACATACATTACATGTATACTTACCTTGCATCTGTTGACCCCAGACCACCATTGCGCACGGCAGTAGTATTATCGTCTAGAGTAACACCGAATGGAACAAATACGCCTTGCACAAAGCCGTCTCCTTTATTAACCCTAACGCTTTTTGTGCCGTTATTTTGTAACTTTACCATGATATGACCTTCGTTGTCAGCATCAAAATAATCGCTATCAATTACAGAAACACTTGTAGGCATAGACAGCCCGTGTTTAAAACCTAGGCTACTACGAATAAACAACAACATAGTCCAGCCGTCATACATCTCACAGCGAATACCAGTCGGAATCTTAATGGAGTCGTTAGGCTCAAGAACAAAGCTCATAGGAGAAAAGAAATCATAACCTGCGCTCTGAGCTGTGGCACGCTTAGGAAGCTTAATACCATTGTAGATATTGCGAAGATGCTTCTCAAGCTTGTCGTTATCAGTCTCGTCCTTTAGAGCATCAAAAGTGTCAAGCCAATCATCATGAAATCTGTTGAAAGACACCTTAGAAAAATTTGCCATGCGCTGCATATAAATCACCTTTCTTTGTTATCGCATATAACGTTAATTATTATACAATACAATCTTATTTGTTGCTATAGTTTTTTGAACATTTATTACACGCTGATTTGAACTTCCACACCACTTTAAAGATATGTCGTTAAGCTCGTCAACGTATCTGCCATCGACAACTACATCACACATAGAGACAATATTCTTTCGAGCTGTTTTAATTTTGACAGTCTTAAAGAAGTCCAATGGGTTTAAATCATTTAACATGGTTGGTTTAAAGATTTGCTCCCACGTAAATCCAGTATACAACCAGATTTTCTTATCTGGAAACTTGGCTTTAATATCTTTAATGAGAGAAAGAACATCATATACATTCTCAGGCTCAAGTGGTTCTCCACCAAGGATGGTTACTCTGGCAACAAACGGCTGCGCAACAAGCTTAAGAAACTCTTCTTTAGTCTGCTTAGTCCATTCTTTGCCACCAGTAAATCCCCATGTTTCACTGTTAAAACAGTTCTTACAATGGGCGCGGCACCCTTGTACAAAAAGAGAAACGCCGATGCCGCTGCCATTCGAAATATCCATTTTACGAATTAAAGAGTATCTTATCTTAATCACCATCTTCCACTGGCATATCGTCTACATGAAGAACGCGCTCTTTAATTTCCTGAGTTCTGCCAGCGTTCCAAAAGTTACTTCCAATGTCCTTACTACCCTCGGTTTCCCGATATTTATTAGGGGAGTAGACTATACAATCTAATCGTTATAATGATTAGTCGGTATTATAGTCGTTGAAGGTTTCTCCTATTTAGGAGACTTCCCTGCGTTTGATTACCCAATTCTTAACGATGTTACCATACCAAGTCCGTTACTACTCGCCGCAATTATATTACTATAATTGTTTGGTTGTTAAGACTCTAAGGGCTTCCCCGCAATTTAACCGATTTAACGTGGACTACATTTTACTTCAATCCACATGTTCTGCGTGCCACGCTCATTTTATCATGGTCACGGTTGCCGCAGTTGGGGCATTCCCAAACAAGCTCGCCAGTATCCTTATCCTCTACAATAAGGATCTCCTTGTCCCAACCGCATACCATGCAATAATCGCTCTTTGTATTCAGCTCAGCATACATAATATTGTCATAGATAAACTGAATAATCTGAATCACTGCATCGATATTGTTTGTTAGATTTGGCACCTCAACATAGCTAATGGCACCGCCCTGAGAAAGCTTCTGGAACTTAGACTCGATAGCAAGCTTGCTAAACGCATCAATGTGTTCGGTGACATTAACATGATAAGAGTTAGTAATATAATCCTTATCAGTAATGCCCTCGATTACACCAAAGCGCTTCTTCAAACACTTGGCAAACTTGTATGTGGTAGATTCAATTGGGCTACCATACGGACTGTAATCAATGTTTTCTGCTTCCTTCCATTGATTGCATTTGTCGGTAAGTGCCTGCATTACCTCAAGTCCAAACTTCTCACCAATATCACCGTCTGTATGGCTATGACCAGTCATATATTTTACGCACTCATAAAGACCAGCATATCCAAGTGAAATTGTTGAGTATCCGTTGCAAAGAAGCTTATCAATCTTCTCACCCTTATCCAAGCGAGCGAAAGCGCCATGTTGCCAAAGGATAGGTGCTACATCAGATGGAGTACCCATGAGCCTATTGTGACGCGCCTGTAGTGCCTTGTGGCAAAGTTCAGTGCGCTCATCAAAAAGCTTCCAGAAGTTATCAAAGTCGCCGCCAGACGATAGCGCAACATCAGGAAGGTTGATTGTCACAACACCTTGATTGAAGCGACCATAATACTTTGGTTTGCCGTCATAGTTCTTAGCCTTTGCAATGTTATCATATCCATTACCACTGCGGTCTGGGGTAAGGAAGCTTCGGCATCCCATGCAAGGATAGCAATCGCCATTGCCAACCTTTTCGCCTTTAGATAGCTTATATTCCTTCATCATCTTCTCAGAGATATAATCAGGAACCATACGCTTCGCAGTACACTTGGCGGCAAGCTTGGTGAGATAGAAATACTTATCGCCCTCATGTACGTTATCATCCTCAAGGACATAAAGCAGCTTCGGGAATGCAGGTGTTACCCATACACCCTTCTCATTCTTAACCCCCTGAATGCGCTGATTAAGAACCTCTTCGATGATTAGGGCAAGATCGTTCTTGGTCTGCTCATCTTTTGCTTCATTGAGATACATGTTCACGGAAAGGAACGGAGCCTGCCCATTGGTAGTCATAAGCGTTACGACCTGATACTGAATAGTCTGAACGCCACGCCTAATCTCGTCCTTTACCATAGACTCTACAATATCATTGTAATTGACAATCTCGTCATCTGTCTTAGGCTCATGTCCGACAAACTCGACATATGTATCCATTGCTTGCTTCTTAATCTTCTGTCGGCTCACGTCAACAAAAGGAGCAAGATGTGTAAGGCTAATAGTCTGACCACCATACTGGCTTGATGCAACCTGAGCAATAATCTGGGTGGCGATATTGCAGGCGGTGGCAAAGCTATGTGGCTTCTCAATCATGACGTTAGAGATAACAGTGCCATTCTGAAGCATGTCCTCTAGGTTGATTAGACAGCAGTTATTAAGTGCATTCTGTCCAAAATAATCCATATCATGAAAATGAATGATGCCAGCTTCATGTGCTTCAACAACATCCTCTGGCAGCAAGAAGCGCTTGGAGATATCCTCACTTACAACGCCAGCCATATAATCACGTTGAGTTGTGACAAGACTTGCGTTCTTATTTGAATTCTCGTTATTCCAATAGTCGCTTTCTCCACTTAGCAGCTCCATAATTGTTTCATCTGTTGTATTGACCTCACGAATAATCTTGCGCTTATAACGGTACTCAACGTAGTGAGAAGCCACATCCTTGCGAGAGGTTGCCATAAGCTTATTCACAACCATGTCTTGAATATCCTCAACGGACATTTTCTCTTTCTTGATATTTGCGATTTCATTTGAAATCTTACTTGCAATCTTATTTGCGTCTTCGGTAACATCGCCATCGACTTCAATAAATGCTTTCTTAATAGCGTTTGAAATCTTGTTCTTGTCAAAAGCGTCTTCTCGTCTATTTCGCTTAATAACAAACATCATACGCATTACCTCCTAATTAAAGCATATAACTTTATTTGATACAATTAAATATTATACAGCATTTAACCACTAATATACATAAGAATATAAATTAATATTCAAAAATATTTCTGTTGTATACCTTGATAGTTTTAATTGGGCCATCCCAATCTTTTGAACAGTATGACATGTCACCGTGGAACTTAATATCCTCATTTAGAGCATCTGAATCAACGATAAATTCACTCATACATCCATTGTGTTTTGTGATAATATTGTCTGAATCAGTGTCTACATCAGCCTTTTGATCGCCCAAAATACACGGGATAACAGTACCATTTTCAAGTATGATATCAAAATACTGACCAACATCAGATGTAAAATATGTACCGATAGCTACGATATATCTGCTATCAGCCATCCTAATACCGTATTCGCCAGTCTCGGCATAATGCTGTTGTAGCCTGTGCTGTTTAGAATCGGTATTAGTTATCGTCCTATAATCCATGAAAGATTTAAAGCCGCTGTTCTCAGGAGCATCATAAGTCTCATAGCTTACATACTTTGCAGTTAGGTCAACATCCTCATCAACAGGCTCTTCTGTCTTCTCTTTGTCTTTAACAATGGCAACATCTATATCATCAACATCTTTGCCATCATTATTACTATGAACTGGCTGAAACACGAAATACAAAATGCTAAACAAAAGAATTACAAATATACCCAACATACCAATAGACACTAGGATATCTTTATTCTTCAATCCAATCACCTCTTTGCATATAACATTAGGAGTTTGCAGTATATATAATACCACAAACTCCTATTAATATTATGCAGATTTTATGTCAATCTATCCTTGCATATACTCCATTGACTTCATCAATTCCTGCATGAAAGTCTGCCTTGATAGATTTGCTTTCTTTTTAACCGCCATATTGACGGCATCAATAGAGCCTAGATGATAACAGCGATTTTTTGTACGGCTTACACCAACATAGAGTAAGTTGCTATTGAGCATAAAGATATCACTCTTTGTCGTGCAAAGGATGACATTTTTGATGCTACTGCCCTGTGACTTGTGAATTGTCATGGCATATGCAAGTCCCACCATAGTCATATCATACTTAGAATACTTAACAATGATACCATCAAAATCAAGCACAGCATATGTAGCGCATACGTATACAATACGCGCGGTTTCGCCATTTGCAACGAACGCCGTTCCCTCTTTTTCATTTATGGTTCCATGTTCATCACATATTAAGGCACTATAGTTGTTTTGCTTTTGGACAACTATGTCATCATCATAGTATTGTACATCTCCAACTTTCATATGCCTTTGAGCGCCATAATTTTTATTAATGGCTCTTTGAATCCTGTTGTTAAGCTTTACCGTGCCGTACTCTCCTATATTCTTAGCAGTAAGAACCTGAATGTCCTCCATGTGTTCGCCATTTTTCAATAGCTTTTTGTATAGCGCAACTGCATTTTTAGGAACATCTTCTTTTGCAAGGTCGATGAACACATAGTCTTTCTTTGTCCCGAACCAAGTAGCCTTGTTTTTCATACTTGCATCAAGATATGTCTTGCAGAATCGCGTATCTGTCGCAACAGTGGATACGCCACCTTCGCCATAGCGAAATACTGTAGTCAATGTCGTTGTCGGGATAGCATCGCTCTGCATAAAATCATGAAATAAATTACCACATCCAACAGAGGGTAGCTGCGCATTATCTCCAATCAGCATCAGCTTTGTGCTATTAAAGTCGACAGCGTCAACAAGATGCGCAAACAAACTAACATCAACCATCGAACATTCATCGACTATGACAACATCGCAACAAAGCTTGCAATCTTGATTATAAGTCCAACCGACTCGTGGATTGTAGCCAAGACCCCTATGAATAGTAGAGGCTTTTCTTCCTGTGAATCCAGATAAGACCTTAGCTGCCTTACCAGTTGGTGAAAATAGCTCATACTTCTTTCCATTGTCTTCAAGCATCTTGATAACAGCTTGCGTTGAAAAGCTCTTACCAGTACCTCCTGCGCCATTGAGAATACTGATGTTGTATTTGCATAAGTATTCAACAGCCATCATCTGCTCATCAGATAGCTCGAACTCACCATCCTTGCTGTACTTCTCTACGTCAAAATCCCAAACGTTATTTGGGTTAAATATATTGTTCATAATCATATATGCAATATGTTTTTCTTTCTTAAACGTACTTGAGAGAGCGATAGACATAGTGTACTTATCATAGTAAATAGCATCATCCTGAATGGCGTTGACGAAATGGTCTGCACAAGATGGAACCATGTCATAGCATTGCTGGCGCAAGTCCGCAAGATTCATCTTCGTGTTGCCTTCATTCTCGTTCTCTTTAAGCAAATAGATAATGCAGGCAAGACACCTATCTTTACTAGTTTTTACATCATACCCAAAATCAATAACACCCTCTTTTTGCAGATTAAGGATGATGGAATCGGCAATCTTATAGCCCACACCGCTGACGCGAGTAAGCGTAGCATATGGCGCATCCTTAAGACGCTCCATTAATACATCAACGTCATTGTATTTATCATAGATACGCTTAATCATACTAAGTGAAATAGCGCCTTTAAACTCAGACACAATGTCAACGAGCTTAAAGTTCTCGATAATCTTTTCTTTGATTCTTTCAAATGTCTTTTCGCCAATGCCATAGAGCTTATCGACATCTACGATATCATCCTTACCCTCCATGACGATATCGATGATATCAGGATAGTTCTCATAAAGAACTTCTGCCTGATTCATAGTAAGAATCTCTTGTAAAAATGCCTTAACATCTGACGTTTTTGTAGGCATATCCCTACGTACATTTACACCACGATAGCTTATGCCATATTTTGTCTGCTCTTCTGTGGCGACAACATCATATTCAATACCGATAACAAGGTCTGACAAATCACCGATAAGAGAAACGTTGTCAAACTTATTGTGTTGGATATTAGGATATGAAACATCGTCTACATCAAGAGCATAAGTTTTGAAATTAGGAGAAGAGTAGACACATTTAACAACAGTGCCTTTAAACTCTACCTGATTGCTATCCATTGTGTCTACCCTTTCATACATTCATAGCTTTCGAGTACAATCTCGCGCTCATCTGACTTTTGCCATTCGCCATTAATCTTCTTGCTCTTGAAGTCGTATGCAAATCCCTCAATCTTCAAGATAGAATACATGCCAAATGGACTTTCTTTGAACACCTTTGACTGCTTAATTCTACACCCTAACTCTTCACCATCACAAATTCTACGCAAAACAAGATTAGGAGTACAGGGATTCTTGTATGTCACAAAGCCAGTAACAATATAATAATCGTCTGCCATATTAGGATTAACATAATTCACATAGCCAAGATAATCCATCTCTGCCCTTACTTGTGAAACAATATCAAGAGATTTATCCTCAAGTCGATTGCAAAGTTCATTAATTAAGCCTTGGTTATCGAGCTGTCTCCACTGTGATTTCGTCTCCTTACCAGCATACTTCTGCATCAGATAATCAGATACACCAAGCTCCTCCATCTTCTTTTTGGCAATAATTTTTGAGTTAGCAAACTTATCATAGATATCAACAACGTCTAACAGATACTTATTCTTACCAAAGTCCGAAAAGAAATTAAGACTGATAAGAATGGTTAGCTGCCTAGAGTTAATAGAGGTCTTATCTTTAATGTCCTTAAGCAGCTCAGTAAACGAATCATACTTGTTCTTAGATAGTTCAAGTAGTTCATCTGCAATTTGACGATTACAATGCTTCACACTGGCAATACCTTTGTATACACAGTTCTCCTTCTTATCCATTGTATAATCAGCAGTTGACTTGCCAAACTTAATTGGCTTTAACTCAATGCCGTTTCTCTTTGCATATGCAATAATCTCCAAGCACTTGGCATCGTCTTCTGCATAAATGTTTAAAGCTGTTGTAACTGTCTCAAGCTTGTAATAACAACGTAGATAACCAACAACATAGCCAAGGAAACTATATGGTACAGCGTGGTTATGTGAAAACAGATATGAACTAGCATCAATAATTACCTTGATGAAGTTCTCAATAAGCTTATCTGCTTCCTCTTTTTCTACTCCATACTTTTCTTTCATTGTCTTGATAAATCCTTCCTTAATCTTAGGAATAAACTTATCAGTACCAGTCTTCTTAGCAAAGCCACGGCGAACAATGTCAGCTTCTCCCATTGTATAACCACAGAAAGAGTGCAAGAACTCGATAATCTGTTCCTGATATACCAAGTATCCTAGTGTTGGAGCCAAGAACTTATTCAGCGCTTCATGTCCATTATCACGATATTCGCCAACAGAAAGCTCCTCTCGATAACTTGCACCAGCGGGTCGAATTGCGCCGTTTGCCATTGACATCAGTTCGATATATGAAAAGTCTGGGTTCTTTTCTCTAATCTTCGCAATCGTCTCATCGCTAAACAGCTGCTTGATATAGTCACCTGCATATGAAGATTCAAACTGAAAAATCATAGTGCAATCATCCCTAATCTCATTCCATACTTTCACATCATCAAATGAGATATTATCAGGAGTAATTCTAGGAATGCCAGCTAAATCACAGGTTTCATTGATAAGACCAACGCAATCAAGACCAAGGACATCGAGTTTAACAAACTGTAAGCCATCAAGCTCTTTCATGTTGATTTGAGAAATCATATTGTCATTTGACTTAGTGCTACAAAGACCAAACCACTCGTCAACAGGATAAGGAGAAACAACCAGACCAGATGGATGATTGCCAATTGATACGATTGTACCTTTTACAATATCAACATATTTAAATAGCTCTGGATATTTATCTGTATAGTAGGTATCAATGCAATCTTTCTTTTTATCATCTTGGTAAACAGCATCGCTAATAGTCTGAGTATCCTCAACGCTCATACCAAGCGCCCTGCCAACATCTTTAATAGCACCCTTCATGGCAATAGTGTTGAATGTAACAATATCGCAGCAATACAAACCATCCTTATTGAACATATAGTCTCTTACTTTATATCTGTCTTTCTTAGACCAGTCTGTATCAATATCAGCAAGTGACACACGCTCTTTATTCATAAAACGTTCAAAGTTAAGGTTGTATTTAATTGAATCTACCTCTGTAATACCAAGAAGATACGCAATTACACTGCCACTTACCGACCCACGAGAATATCCATACGACACACCCTGTTTTTTAAGAGCAGCCTTATAGTCCTCGTCAAGTAGCAGAAAGTCAACAGCTCCATTATGCTTATATGTATCTAGCTCATATTGAATCTTCTTCTTGTACTCATCAAAGTTTGGATATTTATTAACCCCCCTCTTCTTAATGCCATCAACAATCTTCTTTTTTAATGTGCCTTCAGAGTCAGCATACAGCTTGGGATACTTCTTTGAATAATCAAGCTCGAACTCTTCAATAGAATCAGCCATAACATTTGTGTTATCAATTGCCTGCATATATACATTCTCTGGTAGCGAGTTCTGAGTCTTATATGCAGCAACAAGCTCGTCATAGGTCTTGAAAGTTAAATCCCAATCATCTTCATCAGAAAAGAACACGTTCTTGGCTTTTTGAAGAATCTTTCGCCCCTCAACATGCTCGTCATTAAGGCAGTGTGTATCTGTGCCAGCAATCAGAGGAATGCCAGTTTTCGTGCTAATAACATATAACATCTTATTATATGTAATTTGATCTACACAATTATGATGTTGAATCTCAAGATAGCATCTATCCTTATTAGTAATAAGGAATTTCATAAATCTCTTCTTTGTATTATTGCCACCCTTGTTTAATACACCGCCAAGACAAGCAGTTGTAATAATGATATTGTCCGATGTTGCGAACAGCTCTTCAAAAGTAATGCGCGGCATATAGTAGAAGTGATAATCGTCTCGATGAAATGACTTAGACACCATCTTATTAAGCTCTTTAACGCCATCATAGTTTTTAGCAATCAAGACACAGTGATAGTTATCCCTATGCTTATCTTCTGTATCGCTGTCTTCTGTTAGGTATGCTTCTACAGCATGAATGTATTTCATACCAGCAGATTCAATCGCTTGCTTTTTATGAACCCATTCAAAGATGCAACCATGCTCACTAAACGCCATAGCCTTCATACCAAGAGAAGCTGCATAATCCACATACTCTGTATATTTTGTAACTGAATCCACATTAGTAACACCATTACTAAGATCACTATGTAAATGATACACACAATAGTTACCCTGCATATATGCACCCTCTCAATAAAAAAAATAGGGGAAACAAACGTCTCCCCTAAGTATAACATATATTCACTTTAATGCGCCTGTATTTTTTTATCGGTTTGAGATAAAAAATGCAATTGCAAACCCGATAAACATTATCAGTATGCCAGCAAAACCAGACAGCAAAATCTTAATAATCGTTATGCCGACAATTGTTGCAGTCAAAGTGCCAGCATCAAAACACTGGCAGGCGTAAATAATAGGCTCAACTAGCATTACCCAAATGCTTACATAGAAGCCAATGATAATACTAATTGCATATACGATAGCGCCAAGCCAATCACGAATCTTATTAAACATATCCATACTATTACTCTTCATCATCATCAACAGTACGGCGCGGAACAAAAACTATATCGTCCATTACGCCATTCTCATCATGTAGCACAACGCAATCAAGCTCATCGTTGATTGCAAGATACTCCATATCAACATCAAACTCTACCATATCAACCACCTTAAAACAATAATTTTATATATCAGAACGCTTAAGCACGTATCGATTACCCTCTTCTACCACCCAATTAGTATCGAGAATAGCCATATTATCACGATATTTAATCTTAACTTCTGACCCGTAACAAAGAACTGGGAAGTAGCTAAGCGGCGTGTTCAACAAAATGGCAAATGATTTATCCATATTGTCATCTTGATATGCCCATACGTTTTCTGTTATACCATCTCTGCACTCGATTGAAACTCTAATTGTTCCACTATCAAACTCCTCTTTTTTAAGAGACTTCAAGAACTCATATTTATTGCAAATCATCTTGTTGACCTTCATACTTTGCTTTTAGCCTAGCAAGCTCTGCAAGCTCCTTGTTTCTGAATTCTTCTTCCTCTTTTCTTTGCTTTGTCCTCTCAGCTTCATCAAGTTCTTTATTGAGCGCGTCATAATCAGTATTATCAAGCTCGTATTTTTCTAGGCTATACGCATCACACATATACTCATAGTCGCTTGGCTGTGTTCTCATATGGTATTCCATACACTTCTCTGCGTCTTCTTCATTTGTAAAATAGCCAACGCTAAACTCACTATCGTAATCACCAAAACGAACAATATAAATAGACATAATCAACCTTATCTATTCAAGAAATATTACCACATTATTATCTTTAGTGCTAGTGCAGCCAATATAATCTATGTATTGCATATCATATTCACCATATGGATGGTCGTATGTTGAAGCGGATATAGGCACACGCACAACAACATCGAGGTTTGGATATTTCAATAACTCTTCTGCAAGCTCTTTCGACTTCATTATAACGCATTCTTTCTTTAAAACAGGTTGTAGAACAGGGCTGGTAGAGTTCTCTTCCACTTGCCGTTCTTATACTCATACCCATTCATATAAATCTTATCACCGATAATACTAACCGATGAACGCTTTGAGTTTGATGGGCATGTGGGAAGTTTTTTGCAATCGATGTATACCTCGCCACCATCTTGAACGATACAATGCTCTGTGTTCATTAAACTAACACCACCTATACTCTAAAGAAACCAAGCCAACAACGGCATCGTGTTCCCTCTTTAATAGTGCCACCATCAATCATCTCTTGGCTTACCATGTATCCCTCTTCGATACCGTCAATAGCCCAAGGATTAGTCTCATATACATAAACCACTTGACAATAGAACCACTCAGAAGGATTCTTAGGCTTTCTAATCTTCTGTGTCTCTGTGTCTACGATGTAGATATCATTATTCTTAATGTCTTCACCAGCTATGTAATCCTTTATGACTCCACCATGAGTAAGAATTGGCGGCATTTTATCTCCTTAAAATCAAAAACGCTGTCGCAGATTTAATACAATTGTCTTTGTCTTATCGTCTGCATATCCATCTACAGGACAGAAGTGCAATGACTCTGGATGACCCAAATCATGACTACAATTGTCATAAAAATCATAATCCCAAATAAAGCTTGTGATTTCGTAATCTGGGTATCCTATCATTAAGTTCATTAAATCTCTAGCAGTCATTACATTTTCTTTCTAAAGACTCTAAATTCAATTTCGTACTCTCGACCAGCTTTGCCCTTGTTAATAGCTTCGCCCTTAAACTTTAGCACGCCCTTGTCTTCACCAACATAAGTCACACGCTCTTGCATATCGGGATTTGGATATTGGTGCAGCACTTCTCCGTACTCGCTATTAAGGTCATGCCCCTTCTCATGGAACACAAAGTAAGAAGCGTCTTCGACACTCTTAAAATAAGACGTTTTCAGCTCATCCTTTTTATATTCGCCGATAACATCAACGACATAGACATACTTCTCAAAGCTCTTGACAGTATCAACCATCTTGTTATCAATATAAAATGCAAGCTCTGTCTCTGGGTCTACGATACCGTTTTTCGTATCGTATTCAGGTGATGATAGCTCAACGTAGATGTTTGTGTTAGCTTGCGACAGCCACATTCTACCGCCATGACACAAACACATCTCCCACGTAATAGACACTGGCAGACAACCAGCCTTGACTACGACCTTATAGGAGGATGCTTCCATAACAATAAATCCAGCTTCTTCTGCTTTCATTGCTATAGCCAACATGACTTTATCTTTTTTAACTAAATCAAGAGTAGTCATTATAATTCCTTAATCCTCGTCTGGAAGATACACGTCAATCGTATATCCAGTACCATAATAACCATTGCCATCCGTACCATATACATTAAGCAACTCTGTTGTCATGCCGTCTGCGATAACGAAAATCTTATAGTGTTCATAATAACAATCATCCTCGAACTCTTCAACGAATTCAACGTTTGTAATTGCATTATTTACAGATGCAATATGCTCCAAATAATAATTACCAGACTCACAGCCGCCGCACCCGATGTTTGGATTAATCTGAAGCACTACGCCGTTATCGAGAACAAGATTGTCATAATCATCTACTGTAACTTTATGACCAAGCAGCAGCTCTTCAATTTCTTTCTCGTTGCATTCGCAAAGTGTTCTATCTTTATACATTGTCACTCCTTAAGGCGCTCAAATCCATGCCTAAAATCTTGCCAACCTCAAATGCCGCCATACAGGTTGCACATTTATACCCTTTACTAAAGCCGTCAATCGAGTTATCGCCTAGGCATCCACTACCGCATTCTTTTCCATAACGTCCTTTTACCCAGTTTTCAAGATGTTTAATAACATCAGACTCTTTCTTATTGCATTCGCAAAGCGTTTTATCTTTAGACATATCCATTCCTTAAAACAGATTTTTATTATCTAATCGCAGCTAATAGTTAAATTCCTTTTAGGCAAGGAATAATATGCTTCAATATCAACATATGGACTACAAGTACAAGCTACGACATTGCTATTAAAATAATTATTTAGAGCCTTTTTAAGAATTCCATCAAGTGTAACCTCATCAACAAGAATATTGTCGTATTGTATTTTGCCAGTTACAATATCAGAAATTAAAACTGGCTCTGGAATCTTGCATCCAAGTTTTGTAGCCGTACTTTTTATATTGTCAATCATTGTTTTATAAGCAACAACAATAGGATAACCAGTTGCTTCGCTAATATGAATTAATTGGGTTGTTTTACCCATGCCACGGTCTTTAATAATAAGTTTCATAATCAATCCTTAAAATGTGTACTTATTATTCGATGTCCATACCTAGAATTTTACCAATCTCAAATGCTGCGAGACTTGTGCCACATTCGAACCCGTCTTCAAAACAATCATATGAGTTACCTTCTGAACGCTCATAAGTCCACTCGCAGGCAGGTGCATTATAATTCTCTTTTACCCAGCTTTCAAGCTCCCAAATAACTTCTGGCATAATAGCTCCTTAGAATAAATATTTTAAAACTTATTATTTATCAAAGTATAAAAACTTAGGACTGAATGGCGAACTTGTTCTGTCAAATCGTTTGTCGTAAAACTCTTGAACCGTAGTACATCCTTCTTGTCTATTCGATGTGAATAGATTGTTACATTTGCAATCCGCACAGCCAGAACAGGCAAGAGCATTATCAAGTTGCTCTTTTGTATAATCAACGCCATAACGCATAAGCATCGTAGTATTGTTAAAGTCAGTATACTTCTTTACAAGCTTATCGCCACAGCAACACTCATTGGTTCCAAGATAATGCAAATCGTTGTCGGCAATACTATATGGAATATTATTCTTCTCAAAGTATTCAATGAACGGTTTATACATTTCCAATCTAATCTCTGAACGAAGATTAAGTAGTCCCATCTGTTTGAATTCTGACTTGTCTAGCCCAAGAGCATCAAGAAGAAATTCTTTATGCTCTTTATTTTGTGGAACAAGCTTCAATCCTTCGAGTGTAAATTGGTCTGCGTCCTTAAACATTTCTACGACTTCTAATGTAGTAACATTCGGAACAAATGGCTGGATTCTAATACCAACCCTAAACCCATTATTCTTTAAGTCTCTATAGAATTTATATCTCTTTTTAATATCAGGAACAGCAGGCTCAAGAAGTTTGTTCGAGTTCACATTCGTAACAGACAATTGAAACGTGTGCAAGTCTGGATTTAAATTTGCACCATATGTTGTATCGCTTTTCGTGCTGAAAAGAATAGAAATGTTGTACTTATTACAAATATCAATCATCTGTTCTGTAATACGATACTTTTTTTCTACTGGTTGAAAAGGGTCTGACATGCCACCGCAATGCCATGTAGTACCATTTACGATAAGAGTCTCAAGAAAATTATTCTCCTTCACTTTATTCAAATCAAAGATTCTGTGTAACCTTTTTTCTAGAGAACTCAAATTAGCAACCTGTAAACTCTTTTCAAATTCACATATAACTCTGCTGTTTGAAAAACAATACTTACAACCAAAACTACAATTCTTATATGTATCAACTCGAATTGGCAAACCACAAATTGCAAACTTACTACTAACATTCAACGGGTTAAATGTTTTCATTTGACTACAACCCCCATTAGATATTATCTAGCCAAGACAAATCTACTTCATCAGTATTATTATTGCATATATCCTGACTAGTTACAACATCATTTTTAGAATCCCCGAGAAGACCGCCGAACATATCTGCGCCATTCTTCTGTGCTTCTAGCTTATCTAGGTATTCCTTGTATGGCTTATGTAGGTTTGCAGAGTATCCCATTAATGTCGAGAAGTAATACGACTGCGCTTTAACATCTTCCTCAGAATCCCAAAACGCGGCATCGCTCTTAGTCTCTTCGTAGTCCTTCTCACGCATATTGATATCTTGAATGGTAGATACAATCGTATCAGTCCACTTATCAATTAGCTCCTGTGTAAACGGAATGAATACATGGCAATCTGTAATCACATACTTATTGCGTACATCATCTGGTAACACGTCAAGACTATTGGTATCAATGAGGAGCTTCAGATAATCTTCAATCTCATCATCTGAATACCCGTCAGCTTTAAGCCACATCTTAACATTTGTCTTGAGACTATCGCCAAGCTTATAGCGCTCAACCTGTCGCTCTTTTACTGCGCCGTTCTTCTGATGATACTGTACGTTACAATACTTCAAGAAGTTAAAGCAAATCTTTACCTTATCAAGTGGAATACCAGCTTGCACTAAACCCAATCCGTATATGGTTAGCTGCCCTGAATGCTCTTCAAGCGTCTTACCCTTGTACATAGAACTGGTCTTAAAGTCTATAATGTTATAACAACCATCATCGTCCTTGAACAATGCATCGATATAGCCGACAAATACATTATCGCCAACCTGTGCAATTACAGGCTTCTCGATAAGCAGTTTATGCTCATACTTAATATGGTTTTTAAAGAAGATTTGCAGGTCTTCCTTATACTTAGCCTTGATACTGGCATCATGCTCTTCATCATTACGGTCAAGCTTAAGGTCTGCAATATCAATAGCAGTAAGCCAACCGTCCTCGAACTGATTAATCATATCTTCATATGAAATCTGCCCCTCATAGAATGCGTCTAGAGTGTCGTGAGCGATGGAGCCAAGGGAAGTATAACCACAGTCTGTTCTGTCCTCTTTTACATGCTTAACATACTTAAGGTAATACTCATAATGTGAAGTCATAAAAGTATTTACACGACTCCATGAAAAGATACGTGATACGCCGTACTTCTTTTTGATTTTATCAAGTTCTTCTTTTGATAAGCGTGCCATTAATACAACTCCTTTGTGATGTATTCAAACGGATAATTATTCTCTAGGCAAAACTTCTTAGCCTGTTTACGTTTGTTGAAATAATATTTCTTTTCTGGAACATAGGCTTGTGTTTCTTTTGGCTCAATGCCTAAGCACATGCCATACTTTTTTGTACTAAAAGAAATCTCTTTCTTTGTATGTTCTGGAATCGTCACGACATAAAATGTATCTAGTTCCATACCGTCTCCCTATAAAGAAATAGCTGCTTAATACGCAGCTATTATTATATCACAATTATTCTTTTATACTTCCAATATTTTTGTTACTTCCAATTGCTATTTGGAAGTAACATTTTTATTGGAATTGACCAAACTTTTAAAATCACGATTTTAAAGCTTTTTTCGTCAACAAAACCGCAGGTCAGAGCGTTGTTTTATCGCACTTTCTTGTCAATTTCGTGCCATGCCGCAATATATCGGCCATCTGGCTCATTATACTGGATAGACTCGCTAAACTTATAAAGATATGCGTTAGTCGGGCTACCCATAGACACATATGCCGCTTCATTCCAGACTACACGGTCAACGAAATCAAGCGCATCCTCGGCATGTGTGAAATAATATACTCGCTGCTCCTGCTCATACCAAGGAGTATCCTCGTCCTCGTCTGTCCACCAATCAAATACAACTTTATATATAGCCATATCAATTCCTTTCTATGAATCCTCTAACATCTTCAATGCGTTTGGCATCTCGGCAATGGTGTCTTCAATCACATTGCCAACCAAGCCTTCAAGCTTATTGTCAACCATGTCCTTAAGCTTAAACTTAAACTTCTTCATCCAATAATTTTCAATTGCAGCTACGATTTGACTATACATAGTCCACTCTGGCTCATCGCAGCCTTCCATGTGGTCAAGCGCCCAAGTGTAAATATCTTCAATGTCCTTTTCGCAACCAAGCTCCATCATATTCTACACCTCTTTCTTTAACCACTTACGGAACTCGCCTGAACAATCATCACATAAGTCAAGTCTATCTTCTATACTATCCCATAGGCAAAACCTATCAAACAATATACATGTATGATGATAAAACCTTTTACCTACATTGTATGGTACTTCCTTGCCACACCTATCGCAGATTATAGTGCTTTTCTTACTCATCATAACCATCTTCTTCATACCATTTATCCAAAACATCATTATGCTCTTCTGACATGAATGAATAAAAGGTACATGAATCAAGTCCGTCTAGGTCGTTATCAAAACCTATGCTCCACAGCTCATCGACATACGGTTTGCATCTATCGCACTGATGAAACGTATACATCTCATTATAACAGACTAGATTCTGAGCTTCGTACTCTTCACCGATTTCAATCTTCTTGCCGCACATATCACACTTATGCGGCTTGCGAGCCTTCACGCGGTCAATGCTTACAATTTCCATTATCGCACCGCTCTATTTATTGCATATATTTCTTTCGGCACTCTATGATATCGTGCATTTCTTTGTGCATTTTTCGAAACATACGCAGCTCATCGTCTCGAAACCCACCGTATGATGAAGCGTCTGAGATATCCATAAATTCATCTACAATGCCCATCATATAATATGTCATTTCCATAAACTGCTGAATATCATCTTTAATATAACTACCAGTCATATACAACATCCTTAATATAGTTCAAAAGAAGCACACGCATCGTCTTCGCCACTAAAATAATCACAGCATTCAATGCAATATCCCATGTCGGTTGCACAGATATCATCTGGAATCTTTGCGAACATCGAACACTGCTTACACTTCTTGTCGATGTAACCTTCATCGCTATTCCACGGTGCGTAGGGATCTTGTTCCCAAGTGTAGTCTGGATAGTTACTCATACTTATAATCCATTTCATTCCAATGATAGTAGTCAGCAAGGAAGTCATACAAATCATCAACGGTCTTGATGACATAGTGTTTAGCTTCATTACCATACTCGCCGAAACTTACAGTGTTGTTCACTTCACCGTATCGAGTCGTATTGATATACCATGCAATCCACTCATATTTGTCGCCAACAGAATCAATAAGTGTTTGGATTAGCGAGTTCTTAACGTAGCACTTATGACCATACTGATGATAGAAGTTCTCAACTTCTTTAATTGAATTCACTGCGGAAACAAAATCTTTTTTCGTAATCATTTCTGCCCCTTATTATCTGGATACAGCTTAAAGAATTCTACATGTGAGCCAACATCATATACCGTAGCACCATCATCGTCTTGCCAAACACGAGTATAATAAATGTGAAAGTCTCGTTCTCTACAGAATTTTTTAATTTCAGAATATGCATCGTCAGCCGTTGCAACATCTGCAATAGTTCGCTCATGCCCTCGGCTATTCTGAAATACGAGTTTCATTGTTTACCTCATTTCTTCTTAAGACCGTTTAAATACTTTTGATGTTCCGACTCATCATACTTAACTCGATGTTTAATAAGAAAATTATACACCTTATTTTCCGCATCAGCGGGAGCATCTTTATCACCGAGTAAATTCCATCGATCCTTCACATATGATACATTTCTAATATGATAGAACTGCTCACATATGTGACGTACTTCTTCTATTGGAACATCATTATCAAGAGCAATAATAACTTCGTTTACATTCAGTCCAATGATAATACGTCTTTGCTCATCACTTAGCTTCTTACCTTGAAGTGCAACACAAGTACCATCATTACGCGAATATCTTTTAAGAACAGACTTTTCAGACTCGCAAATAACTACAGTTTTCTTATCCTCAATCTCTTCTCTGTTCTCCCAAAGGCCATAAAGATTAAGACTTTTTCTATATGAAGCAGTTAGAAAGTATTTACGAATTCCTAGTTCTTCATAATTCTCAACCGTAGTTCTTTGATTAAAGCCAACAAGCGTACCATCAAGCCAATATCTAATAGGAATAACTACGCGATGATATTTATATGAATAGGCTAGTCCAAACTTTTTAGCAGCCCAAGGCATGACACCTTCTCGCAACCAATCAATATAAAGCAAAGGAACATAATCGTTAATAGCTTCTTCTTTAATAGCCTGTATCTCCGCTACGTCTACTATTGCCCTGTGTCTACTGATGACGTTCTTAAAGATAGCAAGAGGGTCTAACTTTTCTTTTTTTTCTTCTTTCTTATATGGCGTTAATTCAAGTCCGAGAATATTGTGAAGATATTTAACAGCGTCTACAAATGAACACTTCTTATTATATTGAACAAGAGAGATAATATCAGACACATCATTAAACTCACTCTCACGAGTCCAATTATGGATAAGAAGATACTTGGTATTATAGACATTAACAGCACCAGTATTATCGCCATTGTAATTAGTTGCTGAATAAAAATTTTTAGAGGAGTGATATTTAATTGACTTACAACCAATCTTATCTAGAACAAATTCAACTTTATTATTATTGAAGATATATTCTTTCAGAGAAGTTGTATCCATCTAAATATCACTCCTTTCGCGCTTAGTCACTTATTAAAGTATAGCACAATCGCATATAACATTAATAGCAAAATTAAAAAAACTAATCAGTAGTTTCTACATTATATTTCATCATTGCTTCATAACATCCACTAGTGATATTACCATCATCAAATTCTTTTTGAGCAACTTGTTTGATGACGTTTTCTTTATACTCTTTATATGCTTCAAATGCTTCATTTATAGTACTGAAATAACCACTAGGTCTACTAATATCTTCATGACCATTTCTATAATTTACAACATATTTATTTTTATTGGTTTTACTAACTCCTATTGGTAGTCCATTTCTAGACTTGTTGTTTTTAATAAATAAATTATTTACATGCATAGGGACAAGACAACATGTGTATGGACTATATATTTTATTACCTTTTTTAAGTATGTCTTTATCTAAGCACCATTTTTTATTATTCAACCATTTATCAAAATTATCTTGTTCATGTAACCACTCATAGAAATTTTCAAACAACAACCACTCTTTACAACACGTAACATCCTTATATGTTGAAAAAATTTTTTTGTATTTTTTGTCAAAACATCTTCTTAGCATGTCATACCATGCTAAATATTCTTTCGTTGTTTCATTGCCGTACCTTGTTTTGTATTTACTTCCAGTTGCCGCAACGCCATAGATTTTTGGATGATATGGATTTCTAACGCTGCCATTTTTAAAACTTTTATAATCAGTATGTACTAAATAATGATATTCATCCTGAAATTCTACAATCAAATCATTATTACCGTTATACTCAATTATCTTCATAAGACAACCACTTTTATTACAACGTTCTTCTCCAATTCTATCGTCATGTAAATTTACATTTTGAACGCTTTTTATTCCCATTATCTAATCCTATTAGTAGTCTACTGCCACCGTTGCGTATCCAATATCCTCATATCTATTAATTGAAAAGTCTGCTTCGCTGACAATCTGAATATCACTTTGTCCAAAACGATTCTTGCTTAAGAAGGTAATCATATAATGTTCACCTTTCTCAAGTTTAAAAGGAATAGTTGTGGCCTTATTCTCAGTTGGTTTTTTCCAACAATATAGTTCTTCCTTTTCACCTTCAAACTCAGATGGTAGCGGTCTTCTAAAGAACATATTGACACTGAATACGTCAAGAATACCCTTTGACACACCAATGTCTGCATTGGTAAGGTATTTGCTTTTGTTTTTTACAAGCTGATATGTAATAATCATACATGTATCGGTGTGCTTAATACAATCATAAAAATCAACACAATCGGTCATTAACGATTTCCACGATTCCTTATTGCGAGAATCGTAGCTCTCTTTCAATGTATCGAGAACTATAACATCAATGCCCATCCTTGTATATTTCTTAATAAGTTTGATTACTGTCCTTGCGGTATATTGCTCAAGAGGAACGATCGTAATGTTGTGGTTGTCTTTTTGACTTTCAAACCACTCAGACGCTTTATAAAGAGCTTCTTTTGTATCTTTATCAAAACCGCCGTCACGAAGAACGCGCTTTTGTACTGGATGTTTTAATACATTTGTGCAGTACCATACAAGTGCTTCTTTCTTAAATTTATTTTGATCTTCCTCATTAATAATAAAAAGAGCTTTAAGGTTATGCTTTACCATAGACGGGAAAATATAATTAATACTTAAAGTACTCTTGCCAACGCCCGATGAAGCGCCCATTCCAATAATGTTTCCACCAAGCATACCGCCAGTTTCATTGTTAAGAATTGAACAATTAGCAAATGGAATGCCAACGTTCATGCCTTCATCGAGTTCATCAACAAGCTCTCGCATACCTTCAAAGCCATTATACGACTTAACATTATTATCAATATTAGCAAAGATATCATTGAGATATACAGTGTACTCGGCGTAAATTTCATCGGCGGACATGTCGCATAGCTCACTAATACGTTTTTTATCACAAGGAAATCCACGCTTAATAAGTTTGATTACAACGTTCCATTTTCTGAGGTCAGTTACATAACCGTCAAAATTTTCAATATCAATGTACGCACCAGAATCTTCAATTGTCTGATAGCCACCATATTCATCATATTTTTTAGCAAGCTTAGGATGCTTCTCAAGATAAAGACCAATTGTAACGTCTGTTAAAACAGTCTTTTTCTCATTGATAACCAAATCACGTGCAATCTCAAAATATACACGCGATGCATTATTGTGAAATTCATTTAATTCTAGATTTGTTTGCGTTAGCAAATCTGGTTTCTTATAAAGCATCGACACAATAGATGCTTCTGCTCCAAGTTTATAATCTAGAACTTGCTCAGCCGCCTTCTTTTGCTGCTGCTCAAATGGAGTTAATTTAGTATTCTTTTCTGCCATACACATATCACCTTTATTACCACAAATCAGAAAACTTATCTGCCTTTACAGTTTGTTTCTTAGGTTTATATTGTGCCTCTTTATATACTGATTCAACAGCAGAAGTTCTAATTGCTTCTTCTTTTGCTTTCTCTACATTTTTCATACGGATATATACCGTATTGATATTGTTCTCTACAATTCTCATAACATAGTTAAACTTTGCAGACTCATCTTTAAATGCAATGCGTTCAACTGCACGCCCAATATCAGGCATTGAATATTTAAATGTGTTTAAAATAACCTTGTAAGAATAGTGGGCTTTATCTTTAATCTTTTTATTTGCCACTGCTTTACCGTCAACAAGACCCTTTAAACGCAATACAATGTATGGTGTCAATGATTGGTTCTTATCGTAGCCCATTACTTTTGAACGCACATACTCATAAAGCTCGTCCCAATCTGCAAGCTCTTGCTCTGTCATTTTTTTCTTAGATGTCTTAGCCACGGCGGAACCTCCTTATACAAAACTGCCCACGACTGTTATGTCATGGGCAGAACATTCAAGTCAATTAATTATCTAGCAAACTCAAGTCGATATACTTGTCTTTCCAATAAACAAAGTCTTTCCACTTTACATGCGGAATATTTTCGCCAGACCAGTTTGCAAAGCTCTGCCACTCTTTGTTGCTCTCATTATAAGTTAGGCCAATACAAAACCCAAATGTACCAACTCGAATATTTGGGAAAATCTTTGCAATCTCATCAGTTTCCTGAAAGCTGCTCAGCTTGCCACAAATAGGACAATAACTTACATAAGTATCACGCCATTTGCCAGCCACCTTATCATAAGACTGAATAATTATATTCTTATATTCATGTTTATGATTAGACTTCTTAGGCTTCTGCTTCTTCGTTTTCTTTAGCGGCTCATTGGCAGCATCATCTGAAATATACTCATACTTGTTTTTCAGGAACTCTTGCTTAAAATCAGAAGACATATAAACTCCTTTCGCTGAAGGAATATTCTATAAAGATATACTAGGAAAGAACAATGCCGTTCTTAGCCTTGTTAATCTTACGGCGTAGCTTGCGCATGATGCCGACATTCTCGGAGTTCTTGCCCTTACGGTTAAGTAGCATCTGATAGCGCTGCTCCATGACCTCAATAGACTGTGCCATAATCAAACCTTTCTTTAGTACGTACAACCATGCTGCATTTTTTATATCATGTAGCATGGTTGTACATTATATCAGAATTACTCAGAGATTAGAGCGAGAATCTTGTTTGCGTCCTCGACATTATCAATAGACTTGGGGTTATCATATCCAAGATTCTTGACAGCTGTAAGGACTGGCTTAATCTTTGCAATGTCAGACTTGTTCTCGGTAAAGAAATCAACAATCTGAAAGACTACATCATCCACAGCAGCCTGAGACTTAGCCTGCTCTTCCTGCTCGGCAACGCGCTTCTCAAGCTCCTTCTCCTGCTTAGCCTGCTTCTTCTTGGCTGTATCAAATGACACGCCAGACTTAGATTGTTCAGACTTAATTGCGTCTGTAAGAGCCTGAATAAATGCGTCTGCATTCATATCAATCTCTGGAATGATATTGGCGAAACGAGAACCAGAATCGACAGCGTAGTTATCGTCACGGAACTTAATCTTGCGAGACTCCGATGCGACCTTGTTGACAACCTCGTCCTTCTTAGTCACAGCATTCTTACGACCAGTCTTCTCCTTGATAACATCACGGTCAATATATGCTAGACCAAGGAAGTGCAGGTTCTTCTTGAGCGCGTTAAAATAATTCTGCTGCTGATCTGAAGTAAGAATCTGATAAGACTCACCAGAGACTACATCAGAAATCTCTTTCGTCTTAACATGCCCGATGATAATAGAAGCAACTCCAACATTACGAAGTCGAGCCATCATATCAAACATAATCTCAATGGCCTTTTTCTCACCGCGACCATAGCCAGACCACGCCTGATTAATGCTCTTTACACACTTCTCGGCATGTCCGCTATTGCGGCACTCCTTGTTCCACATATCGATTGACTTCTGTTCCGCAATGTCAATCAGGTGGTCATATGTATCGAAAATTACCGCCTTAAGATTGGGATACTCGCTAGTCTTATTCTCGATAATATCCTCACAAACATCAGCTAGACCAGCGCTGTTTGTAAGCTCATCATAATCCATATCCCACTCAGGACAGTTAATATAGTTAATTCCCTGAATGGCATCGGCTCCTCGCTCAGTGCCACACTCTAGGAACAGATAGCCGTCATCGCCTGCAAGCTTCTCACAAACCTCTTTCATAAGGGTAGTCTTACCAACTTTAGACTCGCCAAGAAGACAAATGTTATATGCAAGAGGATCTAAACGCACATTATTTTTCTTACCAAATGCCATATGTATTCACCTTTCTAAGATGTTAATTGAGAATGAGCGGGAGAGTTCAAACTTATCTCTCCCGCATATAACATTAATAATATGTATTACTCAAGAGCGTCAAGCCAAGACATATCCGAGTCATCCGAAGACTTCTCATCGGTATCAAATGGTGCATCCTCGTCATCACCAACGTTGACTACAAGCTCATCCTCTTCATACTTATCATCGAAGATTTGGACAACGGGAGTCTTCTCATCGCCAACAAGCTTAATCACTGGCTTCTGAAGAATCATACGGCGCTCACGAGAACCGCTTGCACTGCACTTGGCAAGTGCTTCCTCCTCAGAATAAAGACCCATATCAATCAGTTCCTTGACATCATCGGGAACATCATCCATCGTTGCGGTAACGGTAGCGCCACCCTCAACGAAGATACCGTCAAACGTCACCTGACGGACATTCTTCTTAACTTTGAAGAGCTTGTCATAAACCTTCTTGCAAAGCTCTGGCTTAGTGAAATCCATTGGGAACTCGAACTGCTCTGTGAACGGATACTGACCATTAATCTCAGTACCGTTAAGCTCACTCACATAATCAAGAACACGAGCGTTCACATACATAACGCCCTTGTCCTTGTCAACATCCTTAAGGCTTGCAGAATCCCTATCAAGAAGAACGGACTGGGTGAATCGAGCATAATACTTAGAAGGCTCATCAGCGCTGCTTAGGACAATGCTCTGGATAGTCTTACGAACCTGAACGGTATCGTTGTATGCGCTATACTGCAAACGACCCTTGACATTTACAACCATGCCGTCCTCAAGATGCTCCTGAGCATAGGCAATGGCATCATACTCACTAAGGAAGTTCTTATAATAAGTCTTTCCATTCGTGGTCTTCTCAAGACCGACAACGATGAATGAAAGGTCGCCGACCTCATCTAGAATCGTATCGTCAAAGCGGTCTTCCCAAGCAACGGTCATCTGCTTAGAGAAATCATCATTACCGTTATCGTCCTTGCCGTGGGCATAGATAATGTTCTCGCGGTCTGGGGAATATCCGCCAAACATCTCAGCGCGTACAGTACCATACTTCTCACCGCAGTCAATGTTAAGGCTCATAGAATTATAAACCCAAGAACTACGCTCACTCTGCTTGTCGATAGTAAAGGTATAATCATTTACCTTTACAGCGCCAACTAGAACAAAGTTTGACTTCCAGTCAGTCTTCTTAATGCCACTCTTCTCATTTGCCATCTAAGATACCTCCGTATATTTATTAAGGCATATAACATTAGTTATTATATCATAAGTACAAACTAATCTAGCAGATAATCTAAAAAATTTTTACATTAGTCTACATTAGTTTTACATTAGTTTATTACGCCATCAAATGCTGACATGCAACATAATCGATAAGCTCGTCAAATGTATCGCACATGCGCGTTGTACATTCAACCAGCCAAGGATGCAACTCAACGTTATCCTCGTTCAATCCAGCAACGGGAATACGATTCTCCTTGGCGATAGCGAGTTCCATAGCTGTGCCGATTGACTCAGGCGCGTTAAAGTTCACAATAACCAAGTCAGACTTGCGAACATTATAAGTCTCAAGCTCAAATACCTCGCGCTCACTCTTATGAATTTCATCATCTACAGTGTAGTGCATCAGTGGATTGAAGAACATAGGCATATAATCATACCCATAAAAATTAATGCTCTCAAGAATCTTATTGCGCACATCCTTGCGCCACTGCCACTGCTCATCGCGGCTTAAATTACTTATGCCACCTGCAAGATAAAGCAACTTACTTTCCATTGACACCATCCTTAATAACCTTAAACATATCGGCGATATCATTCATCAAATCATAGCGCTCGGTAGAAACAGAACTCTTGGCAAACTGTCGATTGACTGCATCTACATACATAGTAAATGACCCATCGTCTCCCATATAAAAACTGGCGTAGTCTTTCTCGCTCATAAGACGCTTAGGCTCAAGCTGCTTAATTGCAAGGTTGTCAAAGCTAATGCACTTGAACCAACCATCGTTCACAATCTTGGGTAGCATATCATAGAACTGGTATTTTAGAGAATCAATTTCTCTACCGCACTCATCATACAGAGCCTTGCCACGTCTAAACTCCTTGTATCCAAGGACGAGAATCTTCAAATCGTTATGGGCAAGCGCTTCTAGACTG